ACCACTTCTGTGTGACCTTGGCCACTAGACCAAGGGCCTTCCAATAGGTGCGAAGCTGCCGATCCGACCGCTTGGTGACGGGCACGATTTCGAAGATCTGGCCTTCAGGGATCGACGCCATTTTCTCGGCGTCGTCTTGGGTGTGGGCGCGGAGGCCGCGTGGCGTCATGATCGCCTGAATGAGCGGGGGTTTCTCCTTCTTCCGCATGGTCAGCCACCGTTCAACGGCGAAAGTTGCGCAAGCCGCCGGTTCTTAATGGCGAAGGCAGCATCGATCATGTCGGCGTGGCCGTTCGTTTCCAGCACGGCCGGAGCGTCGAAGTCGGTCCAGATCTCCTCGACCTCCACCTCGTCCTTGGCACCGGCGAGCGAGGTTTCGATCTCGCTCAAGAAGTCACCGAGGATGAAATCGGCCGTGTGCTCGGCAGGTTTTTCCGGTTCCGCGTCGATCGTCTTTGCCGTAGGTGGTGCCGGCGGCTTCGGCGGTGCTGGCGGCTTGGACGGTCCGGCTTTGCCTTCGGATGGCGGCGTGACGTCCCGCATTTCGTCAAGCTCGGCAATTTCCCGCGCTTCGAACTCGTCGCGGATGCCCCCGAGGACATCGCCGAACAGCTCGCGCAGGCAGTAGCCGGCGGCGCGCCACGCAATCATGCGCTGCGGGTACCGGTACCAAGGCGCGTCGTTTGGCTGTCCGTCCTTCCAGACCTGCTGGTTGTTCTCCCATACCTTTTTGCGCACTGTCGGCCGGCTGTCCCACAGACCGGCTCGCTCTGCTTCTGCCTGGGTGAACTCAACACGGCTTTCCTCGCCGGTATCACTGCGTTTTGCATGGCAATAGCCGACCATCTGCCCGTCGCGCATGTCGTGGCCGGTCCTGAGGAAGGCGACCTTGCCCGACATGCGAACGACATTGATCAACCCGTCTCCGTAAAGAGCCGGCTTGCCGTTGATAACGGTGAAGCTCCGAAGGCTTACCATTGGCTTGAGACCGAGCTCGGCGCCCGACATGATGCAAACCGCCACAGCGCTTGCGGCGTCATCGCCTGTTTTCTTGCCAACAAGAGAGGCAGGAGCCAGTCCGGCAGCAACGACGGCGCGAGCGATCCGGAATGTCTCCTCGAACGTCTGCGGGATGATCGCGAGAACATTGCCGCCGCCGGCGAGGGCTGGAACGTGAGCGTTCATGCGCCTTCTCCTCCGACGGGTTCCGGCTCGACGAGGCGAACGATCTTCTTCTGCGCCTTGTCGGATTCGGACTTGATCTCCATGACCTCGACGGTGGTTTCGCCGCGGGCGGTTTCGACTACTACCTTGTCGCCGATGTTGACGGTGAGGCCTTCGGGGATGAAGTAGTCGTATGTCTTCTCGTCCTTCTGCCACTTGAATTTCACGGCGGCGACGAGGAGGGAGGTTGCTTCGGTCATCATGCGGCCCTCTGCTCTTCGATGCGCTCGACTCCATCAACGTCAACACCGGCGCGGATTGCGCGGTTGGCGAGCGTCTCGACGAGCGTTTTCATTTCCGGATGGTTGCCCAAGGCCTTGAGGGCCTTGTCGTAGTCGACGATGCGAGCCGAGAGGAACGTGCGGAGGCTGACACGGGCACCGGTGCGCCCAGCCTGGGCGTTCTTCGCCTTTGCTGCCTGCTCCTGTTTGGCTGCTTCCTGCTGCAGGCGTTCTGCGGCGGCTTGCGCGGCGGTGTCGCTGGCATCAGCCTTAGCGGCCAACTCCTCGGCCTCGCGGCGCTTCCGTTCGGCTTCGTCGCGTTCGCGCTGCTGGCGCTCGAACTCAAGGCGCTGCTGCTGTTGCAAGAACGGCGTGACGTGCGCCTTAAGCTTCTTCGCGAGCGTGTCCGGATCCTCTTTGAGGCCGCGCCACTTGTTGTCGACGTTGCGGCCGGCATCGAGGTGCGGTTGCTTTTCGACCTTGTGCAGGTCGGTGGCCTTGTTCTTGATCGCGGCCAGCCGCTTCGACCAGATTGCGGCCTTGTCAGCCTGATCCTGCGTTGTGACGGGCGTTTTCATGAACGCCTCGGCGTGTTCCTTTTCGGCCTCATACTCCAGCTTGAGGGCTTCGAACGGATCGGCCGGAAGATTGTGGCCGATCGCAGGAGCCGGCGGCTCATCATCCCAGCCGGCGCCCTCGATAGCCTGCTGATAGGCCTCGTAGCTGACCGGGTGCGTGCGGCAGAAGTTCCAAGCGTCAGCGGCATCGACCATGCGCTCGCCGCGCGTCGCCAGCCATTCGCCTTCATCCCCGCGCCAGATCGCCACCGGCTCCCACTGGCCGCCTTTGAAGCGGGTACGGTAATAGCCCTGTTCCGGCTCGCCCTCGTGCATCGGGCCGATATTGCCGGCCAAGGCGTTCTGCCACCACGCCCAAGGATTGATATCTGTCATTTCCATACGATTGACTCCTGGTTGATGATGGCGGCGCGCTTCATGGCCCCTTCGGTGTTGAGCAGCCCCACGGCCATCAAGCCGAGGAGGGCGGCGAGGAGAATGAGAAAGGTCGCGGTTGCGGAGGTGGCACGGTTGAACTGCTTGAGCGCTTCAAGATCGTCGTCGCGATCGACAGCGCAGCGGTTGCAGGTGCATCCGAACTCGGAAGCGGGGCAGTCCTTCATTGGGCTGCCTCCATCTGTGCGGCGACGGAGACGCGGGCGCGGTTCTCGTATTCGCGCTGGTCGATGTAGAAGCCCTCTCCGAAGCCAGATGCTCGGAGGATCGCCAGCACATCGTCGATCGCGTCGTTGTACGCTTCGTCATCGGCGCATTCGTCTGCGCCGCCGAGAGCTTCGATTTCCCGGTACAGCTCATGAAGCTTCACCCGGCGCCGGCTCATGCCGCGTTCCTCTCGATCGAGATGGTTCCGGAGAGGAAGAAATCGGGGAACGTCGAATAGCGCTCGAAGCGCTCGACGGTCGTGCCGGGGAAGGAGCGAGCCTCTTCGTAGGCTTCGTCTTCGCAACGGAACTGCAGAGCGTCGTCCACGTCGTAGGAGAAGAAGTTTTCCGCCGTCAGGACACGGCCTACCTCATCCTCAATCCTGTATCGGGTAACCATCGCCATTTGCTTCGTCCTCTCGTCAGCGCCTGCTGATGAAAAGAGTATGCGATAATCGCACAGTCGCCGTCAACATGGAATGTGCGAAAAAAGCACGATTTATGGTGCCGGTTTGAAAAACCAGCGCGAAAGATTCGACTCGACTCAGGCTTTCCGTTCTGCTTGCATAAGAACATAAGGAGAACAAAATGGGTCTAGCGGTTGCGAAGTCGAACGTGTCGTTCAGCCTCTATATCCGGTGCGTGAACTGCTACCGGGAGAGCGTCAAATGCATTGAGGTGCCGATGGTCGACGATGCGCCGCTGGATACGGATGAACTGATGGAGAGCGCCTTTCTCGACGGCGTTCGCTATCGCTGCGGCAGCTGTGAAGGGCTTGTCGGCCAAATCTTCGGCATCAGTGGAGGTCTGCGATGATCGAGAGAGAAGTCACCGAGTTTGTCGTCGTTCCGCCGTATGCGGAAAGGCACGTGGTCGAAGCCGCCAAGGAGCGCATGAAGCACTATCTGGAAAACCGGTTCCCTGGCTACACCTTCCGGATCTCGGAGTTCGCGCCGGTCGGCGATGAAGGCGATTTCTGTGTCGTGCCAATGATGGGTTACATCGGCGACGATGGCAAAAGCCGTTGGTGCGAGGAGCCAAAGCGTTGGCTCGTGTCAGACATCGTCCAGGCGTGCAGCGACTTCGATCTGAAGGGTAGGCGGCACTGCGCCGCGTGAGGGTAGTTGAGACAAAGCTGGCACTTGTCCCATTGCGGGGGTAAAGATCGCTTGGAACTGTTAGGGTGAAAACAGGTATTGAGGATGCCCCGGCGCAGAGAAACGAAACGACAATGGCTATCCGGCTTGGCGATCACCTTGACCGCGATGGTGTGTCTGTTTGGGTTCTGGCGACTTTCGCCAGGGATAACGTTTCTAATCGCGTCGACAGCGCTGGTCGCGCTGATCGTTTTCTTCTGGTTGGCGGGAAGAGACAGGTAGCCTAAGCGCTTGACGGGCTAAGGACCTCGATTACTGAACGGCTCTTTACTGTCCATACCCCAAGGTCAAATGTCTCCACCACCTTGAGGCGGATTTTCATCCGGATGCCGAAGCGCAACCGCTCTCTGACCCCGTCGTGCTCAAGCGCTGAAAGAAACCTTTCATCTTGCATGATGGCGGAAAATTCAGGCATGCCATCATTTTGGAAGCGCCAAGTTCGCGGCCTTTTAACGAGTACCGGACTGATCAACGTTACGTCCAGGACCTGGTATGTGGTTCGGTCTGAAGGGTTTTCCTCGGGCAGGATAGCCCAAAGGCCACTGCGTTCGGCGAATTCGCTAGCAGGGATTATCACCTTTGGTAGGCGACCTTTCTTCTCCGATATCCCAACGCCTTTAATCGAAGGATCTTTCTCGAGCGTTCTGAAGAATTCCTTCTTTTTCTCCTCAACCTCAGGCTTCTTCGTGAGTTCGATCAGCGCGTCCAGCCGCTCTCGATCTTCTTCCGCTAGTTGGACGGTGTCGTCTCCAAAATAGAAATCGTAAGTTGGCACGCCTGTTATGGGTACGAAAACCGCCAGAGCTATAGCCAGCTTTTTCAGGCGCGGATGACGGGAGGATCCATCCTCAAATCGCGCCAACTGCTTTTCGATGAAGTCTAGTACGGTATTTAAACTGAGGCTGCCCTCAGATGCATCGATAAGGTCAACTCGGATTGCGGCTTCCGGGTCGATCTCCTTTGCCGCGGCGCGAAGGGCGGCAACCCAACTAAGTGCGGCTTGGGCAACGACTTCTAGGTCTGCCTTCTCACCTTCCTTAAGCTGGAAGTAGAGGCTCAAAGAGCCGTCCGCCTCAATTGTCTCCATAGATGTCCCCTCTAGCCGCCCTCGGCTGTTAGCGTCCCTAAAAACCCGGCATCTCATTCACGATCCGGCGCACCAAGGCGATCACCTCGACCTTTACGCCGTCGTCAGACTCAAATTTCCGATGCACGACAATCGGTTTGTGCTTTGGATTGGTGGAGCGGGGATGGAACTCCGTTCGGTCGGCGTAGATTTCGATTTGTTTCACTGACCATTCCCGGAAATGTCCGGAATCGCGTGTGCGCTCGACCACCACCACCATGCCATCGCGCAACACGACCTGGCTCGCGATATCCTCATAAGCAACGCAAACCGCGCAGTCCCCCGCCAGTATCGGCCGAGGCTTCAGGTCATTCATCGAATCCCCGGAGACATCAAAGCCAAGCTGGCGCGCGTCCGGGAACCTGTCGTCGCGCGGTAGTGTCAGCGTGCGCGGCTCCGACTGATCGAAGTCGTCGACCTCACGGAAAGCGCCGGCTTCGACGGTGCCAATGATCGGGATGACCGACAGCGCGCCGTTGTAGGGCGTCAACTCTGAGCTCGGGGGAGCTTCGCCAAAGTATGTGGCCGCCAAAGCAACTTCATGAGACTTCAGCCCACGCTTCCCGCTGACGATCTTATTGACCGCAGACGGGTGCACGCCGAGCACCTTTGCAAGCCCAGTTTGAGACATGCCGGGCTTTTCGAGGTTCGCAATAACCCACTTTTTGTAAGGATCTTCAAGCATATGGCATTTTCGCACAGTGAAAATGCGCGGTCCTGTGCGATGATCGCATAATATCCTTGACGATGCATGTGCGATTATCGCATAGTAGCCACATGCAAACGAACGCACCCACCCCCACGCTTGAACCGGCTGCAACGATCATTGATCGTTTTGGCGGCCCCGATGCTGTCCAGCAGATCACGGGCGCCAGCAGGACCCGCGTGTATCGGTGGACGCAACCCAAATCAAAAGGCGGTACCGGCGGGATGATCCCGACGCCGCACGCTCTAAAGCTCATCGCCCACGCCAAAGAGACTGGCCTGCCGATTACGGCTGAGCACTTCCTGCCGATAACGGAGCCAGCCCAATGAGCGCCGACGGTCAGATCAAAGCATTCATCGACCGCATCCTCCGCTTGAAGGAAGAGCAGGACACGATTGGCGAGGACATCCGCGACATCTACGCGGAAGCAAAATCCATGGGTTTCGACAAGACTGCCATGGGCAACGTCGTCGCTCATCTGCGCAAGGTCGCGAAGAAGGGTTCCGATACTGTCGCGGAGCAGGGCGCCATCTTCGATTTGTACCTGTGCGCCTACGAAGGCAAATCCCCTCATGCGCCTGCGCCTGCCCGCGCACGAGAAAACATTGAACAATTTGACCCGACTACGGGCGAGATCATCGAGGCGGATGTCAGCGCCAAGCTCGTCGAGACGATTGCTGCCGGCGTGCAGACGGAAGCCGGACGCGCGGCTCTGATCGCCGCAGTCGACATCATGATTGAGCGTGAAGAGGAAGAGATCGCAACGAGCGCAGGAGGCGAAAGTGAAGAAGTAGCCAAAAACGCCGTCGCAAGCGCGTCTGGCCCGGACGATAAACGGGCGTCTTCGTTCATCGCCAAGCCGAAATCCGCCCTCCGGCCGAACTGCCGGAACCCAGAAGCGTGCGGCGGCTATGGCACGAACCATTGTCACACCTGCCTGAAGGCTATGCGCGAGCAAGCGGAGGAAGTCGCATGAGCGAATACCTCCGGACGTCCAGATCAGAAGACGCCACGGCGCAAAGAACCGTGGAGGGCAGGGTGAACCTTCCCCGACTGCAGGCGAGCCGCTCCGCTCCGTCCAATCGAAACTCAGATCAGAAGAGGGCTGCATGACCTGGTCCATCCTCATTGCATCCGCAGGCGCCGTTCTCTGGATGGCAGCTCTGACTTTGATCGTTCCCGGCTTCGTCGCGCGCGAGTTTCGCCGGAACGGTTACCGCGCAACGGATTGAGTGCGATTTCCTCCCCGCACTCAACGCTGGTCCCGGTCATCCTCCTCCCGGCCGGGACCAGCCACTCTCAACCCGATGCGCTTGTTCGCCAGTCTCATGACCACGGCCTGAACAGCTTCTCCGAGAGGGATTGCCGGTGACGACGAGGGCGCGTCACCGGCGGCAGGACCGGACGTTGCGGCGGTGGTCCTGCGAAACGGAATGACTTGGGAGGGACCGGCAGCCGTTGGCGCGGCGCCGTCCTCTCCATCGGAAGTAATGCCTGTGCGCATCAGCGTCTCCATCAACACGAGAAGAGATCGCACAGGAGAACGACAAGGTGTTGGGAACCGACAACAAGTCCTTGGGGTCTCGACCCAAGGGGAAAAACGAAGGCAACACGATGAGTACCGATGTTCTTGAGGCAAGAGACTTATTGAGGGGTGCGTTTCCGCTCGGCCGTTACGGCAAGCTCGACAACGTGTTCTTCGAGGCCTGCAAATTCATCAATCGCTTTGTCCAGAAGGAGTTCACCCAGCGGCGGGCACGCTCAATCTGGGAAGGCACCGCGCGGCGTATTGATGCCGAGGAAATGGATGCGCTGCGACGGGCAGCAATCGAGGAGAGCAAGCGTGAACAAAGAGAACTCCGTGCCCGTCTGGCTGCCCTGGATGCGGAGCTTGCCCGCATCGACGAGGCTTTGGCTAGCGCGCCGGTGGCAGCGGATCGCCGGCCGTAGGCTGGATTGGGCCGAGTATCTCGCACCGGAACTGAAGGACGAAGATCGATGATAAAGTCGCGGAGAGAAAGCCTACGCTTCGATGGCCTTCATACTCGCCAGGAGCCGGCCATTATATTGCGAGCCGTCGGCGCCCGAGTGAACTCGTCGATGGCAGTTTGGGCAAAGCGCAATTACAAACCGCGGGTCATCCGGGCCGCCGTCGGTAAGCCGGCGAATGTGGTGGGGCTCAAGATAGGGCACGCCGTTGGTACGGAGAAAGGGTGCGGGTTCGGTACACCCTTCGCAGTGTCCTTTGGCGCGGGCTACGACATAATCGCGCACGTCTCGGCTTCGCTCGAACACGGAGGCAGTCGATTTCGATTTGCCAGGCGTAGCCGTGGCTGCCGCGAACGCGCGTCGTCGAAGGTCGCCGAGGTCTGGCGACACGGGCGCCATTTCCTCGACCTTCTCGACAACGGCCGTAACCGGCCGCAATTCAAAAACGATCGCATCGCGCATGTTTCCCAGGCGATCAGGCGCTTTTTCAACGTGATGCGTTTCGTAAACGTACTCGTCCTCGAAGCGAAGACCCGTTGGCGTCTTCCGGAAGAGCAGGAGACTTGCTCCGTTGGCCGAGTGGTTGGCGACCGCCGCGTTCCCACGCTGCATTGCCATGTTGCCGACCTGTCCTTCACCGAAGTATTCGAAGACGCCATCGGGCCGCTGTCGGTCGGCATAACCGTGTTCGAGACCTTCCTCGCCGGTGATGATGATCACCAGCTTATGCTTGGAAGGGGTGATGATGCCTCCCTGCTGTTGGCCGCCAAATCGGCCGTGAACATCAGCTCGACGATTATAGACCCGGCCGCGCTCGAAACCCCAAGACATTGCTTGCCCCCACACTCGATTCGAGGAGTTTTCGCATCTTCGGGTTGCGGCGGGGTTAAGGCGGAGAGGGCGAACGAATGATCGCTCCATACGCCATCATCGAATGGGCCGAAGCTCAAAAGCGCCAGAAGTTTACTTGGCTGGATGATCATGGCCCGCGCTCGAAGCGTCCGCGTCCTGAGACCGAAGCTGAAAACAAGCTGCGCGACATCGCCATGCTCGACGCCGTCATTGCCATCTGCAAGGCGAGGGCGGCTGCATGAGAGCGGGAAGGGCAGGTACGACCTCAGTTGCTCATTATCTGCGGGACCTCCTTGCCGGGCACCGGATCGATGTCGGGTGGTGCCTGGTCCGGGCCTACGTCGGGCTCTGGCTCTTCGATCGGTGGCTCCGGCAGATCTGGCGGCACATCCGGCGGCATGTCTGGCGGGAATTCAGGGTCATTGGGCGTCGGGATAGGCGTCTTAGGCATTCTG